CACGCGCCAGACCTCGACCGCCGCGTTGTCCCAGCGGCCATCGAGGATGTCGGTCTCGGTGATGCGATCCGAAGTCAGCACGCCTTCAGCGTCCTGCGCATCGACCGACAGGTCCGAGCCCGAGCGGACCTCGGAGGCGGTCAGCCCGCTCTCCGGCTCGAAATCGGTGCCGTCAAAGCTCAGCGTCCGGTCATGATCGGTGAAGCCGAAACTCATGCCGTCCGCACGGGTGATGCGCCAGCACCAGGCGAGCGTGGTGGTCCCTTCGTCGAGATGGGCCTGAAAAGCGGGGGAGAGGGACTTCACTTCCGACCCCAGCCGCGCAGAAGCGCCACGCAGGCGAGAAGCGAAGACACCACGCCGCAGCCAGCACCGGTCAGGGCATAGAGATTGAAGGGCCGGATATCGAGCGTGCCGGTCGCGAGATCGAAATCCGCCAGCCCGGCCATGGCGAGGCCGGAGGCAGCAAGGCAGGCGAGATAGACGAGGCCGCGCGCGAGATTCCAGTTCATGTCGATTCCTTTCCGGTCAGAAGGCGAAGCAGGCGTTGCCACCACGAAGCGGCGACAGGTGGAGGTGCGAGGTCGGGTTTGGGTGTCAGTGACGGGTTCGGCCCAGCCGTGATCGCTGAGAGCAGCGCCAGCGCCTCGGGCTCGGTCAGCCGCCGGATCGAACGGGAGAAATCGACCCTTCCATTGCGGTCGACTGCCCAGACCGGGATCGTCCCGGTGGCGTAGCGACCATGGCGGAAGAGGTCGCGCTCGGCCTCGCGCCGGGAGCGGATCGCGGCGGGTTTGAGCCAGCCCATGAAGCCGTCAGCTGCCGCCGCGCGGTTGCCGGCGTTTAGAGCCTTCGTCAGCGCGGCTCTCGCGATGCCGCCGGTGTTGTAGTGGAAGCTGACCAGCGCATCGAATTCGTGCGGCGCGAGCGGCACCTTCACCGCGCGCAGGACTGCGGCCTCATAGGCAACCAGATCGGTCCGGAAAACCCGAAACGCCTCGCGGATGCCGGCATCGATGTCGCCGGGCATGCCGCGTGGCATCCTGGCCGGATCGGGCGACCCGGCTGCTGCGGTGTGGCCGATGCCGAAGGTCCAGACCTGTTTCACATCGAGATAGGGTCCGGGCACGAGTCCTTCGTGCCGGACAAGGGCCAGCAGGCCCCGCTCTGTCATGTGCATGGGATTATCCGAGGATGGAGATCAGGAGGATCAGCACGGCGACGGCGAGGCCGATGCGCAGGCGGTGGCTGAAGGCATGGCCGGGATCGGGCGCATCGCAGCGGATGGATCGCGCGAGACGGAGAAGCTCATTCATCGCCGCCTCCCTTCGCACCGTGCAGCCGGGCAAGGACGAGCTCGATGAAGGCCGGGCCAAAGACGCCGACGAGATAGGCCGCCGAGCCCGCCGCCCCGCCGGCCGGGATGGCCTCGGGCGGCAGGCCCAGCCAGCTGGTGACGAGCGCCATGGAAAGGCTGCCCATGCCGGCCGCGATCAACCCGCCGAGCAGGATGTGGCGCAGCGCATCGCGCAGCCGCATCCGCGTGGTCAGCGCGTTGGTCGCCCCGCCGAGCGCGCCCCAGGCTGCAAGGATCACCGCCGTTGAGGCCAGAAGGTCGCGCAGGACGCTGGCGAAGAAGCCGGGCTCGTCGTTCATCGCCGGATCTCCAGCAGCGGGATGGAGGTGATCGAGCCGAGCCGCTCGAGATCGAGGGTGACGTCGAGTGCATCGGTATCGAACCGGACGGGAACGTCGAAGGCGAAGCCCGCCGTGATGGCGATGCCCGCGGCCGGGGGCCCGGCAAAAGTGACGAGGCCGGTCGCGGTGGCGACCGACCAGCCCGAGGGTTGCGGGGCGCCGTTCAGGGCGATGGTCACCGTCCCCGCCACCGGCTTGGCGATGCTGCGCGCCCATGACTGCGCGCCGGAGGTGTAGCGCTTCACCAACTGGAAGGCGGTTGTCACACCATCGCCGGTGCCGATCAGCTGGTCCGTCGCCGCCGGGGCGCCCGAAGGCAGGCAGGACTTGTGGTCGCCCCAGTCCTTGAACCGAAACCCGTGCAGCCGTCCGTTCCGCGCCTCGAAGAAGGCGACCACCGCCGCCAGATCGTCGACGCGGCGGATGCCATAGGCGATGTCATAGCGGCGGCGCGAATTGGCCCAGCTGGCATTGCGCTCCTCGTCGCCCGAGGCCAGCTCGACGATCTGGGTGCGCCGTTCGGGTCCGCCGCGGGCACCACGGCTGATGTCGTCCGGAAACCGGACTTCGTGAAACGCCATCAATCCTCTCCGAGATTCTTTCCGCGCCGTGTTGTCTGCGGCGGCCGGCTCACATGCCCCGCCGCCCCAACGAGACCGCGCGGGCAATGTCGGCCGCGATTTGCGTGCGGGACTGCCGGAAGCTCTCGGCGTCCCGGGCGTTGATATTCACCGTGACGTTGCCGCCATTGCCGTAGCCTGCGGCCTCGCGGCGCGAGAGCACGCGCTCGCCCCGCTGCAGGATCGCGGGCACCTCGTCGGGGCGCAGACCAGCCCAGCCGCCGGAATGCATGCGCGGGGCATTGGCGAAAGCCAGCGCCGGGACCGTGCGGCCCGGTCCGGCAGAACCGACCATGCCGCCGGCGTGCAGGATGTTGGCGAAGATCCCGCCGCCGAGATTGCCCAAAACACCGGAAAGCACGCCTGCCAGCGGGCCGAGGATGAAACGCCGGGCTGCTAGCTTTGCCAGATCGGCGATCAGCGAGGTGACCAGGTCGCCGAACTTCAGCTTGCCGGTCTTCACGAACTCGCCGATCGCGTTCTCGGCGCTGCGGAACGCTCCGACCAGGGCGTTGCCGATGTCGCCGCCGATCTCGCGCGCCTTCGTGGCATAGTCGGCCAGGGTCTGGCTCACTGCCGCCCATCCGGTCGCGGCAGCCTCGGCCCCAGCCTTCGTCTGCTCGCCGGCACTGCGCCCGGCGGCTCCGGCACGACCGGCAGCGGTCGTGGCATCGTTCAGAGCCGCCGTCACCCGGTCCGCCGATGTGGCGGCCTCGTCCAGCGGGTTCTCGGCGTCCCCGCCGCTCAGTGCATCGCGCAGCGCCTGCATAGCCGCGCCCACACCATCGAAGGCTCCGGCCCTGGTCTCGGCCGCGCGCCGGCGGTAGCGGTCGGCCATCGCGCCGGCATTGCTGGCGGCGTGATCGAGCATCGAGGCATAAGACTGCGCCCCGAACCAGTCGATCCGCGCGTCGGCACCGATCGTCTCGGCGACCGCATTGAATGTCGGTCCGATGGTGCCGAGGAAATCGGCCCATCTGTTCGACAGGAAGGCCATCAGCCGCAGCCAGATCGCCTCGATATCGGCGCGCAGGGCGCGGAAGTCGTCCACGAAGGACCCGGCGGTGGCCTTGATCCCGTCCCACACAGCCTCGGCGACATTACCCATCAGTTCGAGCGCCGCGCCAAAGCCGCCCGCGCCCTGCACCAGCTGCCCGAACCAGTAGATCAGCTCGCCCGCGCCGACGATCAGCGCGCCGATCCCGGTGCGGATGATCGCGCCGGGCAGCAGCGTCAGCGCACCCGACAGGCTGAAGGTCGCGACACGGGCAGCAACGAACGCCGCGACCCAGCGTCCGGCCATGAAGCCGGCGAAGGCGATGCCGATGGCCGCGAGCCTCTCGAGGTTGTCGGCAAGAAGGATCAGCCCTTCGGCCACCGTCGAGGTAGCGCCCGCCATCTGATCCCAGGTCCCGACCAGTTGCAGGGCGGCGTTGCCGATCAGCGTGAAGGCATCGCCGATGGTCGCCGGCATGCTGTCGGCTTCCTCGCGCAGCAGCTCGAGATTGCCGATCAGCGCCGTGCGGATCACCTCGCCGGTGATCCCGCCCTCCTGGCCCAGCCTGCGCAGGCCGGAGACAGTGGTGCCAAGCTCGGCCGCCAGCAGTTCGGCGAGCCGCCCGCCGTTCTGGATCACGGTGTTGAGGTTGTCCCCGCTGAGCGTACCCAGCGCCATGGCGCGGGAAAGCGCGGTCTGGACCGAGGCCGCGCGTTCGGCACGCGCGCCGGACACCACCATTGCGTTGTTCAAGGCCTCGGTGAAATCCAGCGACTCCGCCGTCGTCAGCCCCAGCTCGCGCAGCGCCGTGGCATTTGCGAGCCAGGACTCCGTGGTCTGGCCGAGGCTGGAATAGGTCCGCCGCGCCATGGCGGCGAGCCGCTCCATGACGGCCGCCCCCGCCTCCTGGCTGCCGGTGGCCAAGTCGACGCGCGAGCGCAGGTCGGTCCACTGGTCAGCATAGGCCACGAGCTGGCGCGTGCTGATCGCGGCGCCGAGGATGCCCATGACCCGTCGCACCACGGCGCCGGTGATGTCGGCCTGCCGCTCGATCCGCTTGAAGTTGCGCTCGCCCGTATCGCCGATGCCCTGGAACTCCGCCTTCACCTGCCTGCCGCCCTCGGCGACGAGGCGGACAGAGACGCGTTTCTGGGCCATGGATCAGACTTCCTGACGTGCGGGACACTGCTTGCGCGGCGGGTTCATCGGCCAAGCCGCGGGGACGTTCGGTCATCCGCCGTCCTCTGTTCATTGAACTTGCGGACCATCACGGCCTCGATCACGGGCAGGCATTCGGCCGCGATCAGCGGGTTGACCCCGAGCGCCCGCGCCATTGCCAACCCCGCGGTCATGTCCCAACCCAGAACCACAGTTCCGTCGGCGCTGGATGCGACGCGCAGTTGACCCGTAAGGCGCTGCGCCAGATCCCAGACCTGCCAGCCTTCCGGGGTTTCCGGCTGGTTCAGCCGCGCCGGACAGTCCGGGCACGGCCCTTGGCAGGCTTGGCAGTAGCGATCGCCCCCGCCGATCCACCAGTCGGCAAGGGCGCAGAGACGTTTTTTTCCTGCTCCAGCAGCAGCCCTTTCGCGACATAGGCGGACTGGAAGGCGTCGAAGGCTGGCCAGATGTCGAGGAGCGCGCCGATCCCCTCGGGCGTCACGGGGACCGGGTTGCCCTCGGCATCGCCGACACCCTCCCAATCCAGCACCGCGCGCCGCGCCACGGCCTTGGCCATGATCATCGCCAGTTCCTCGGGCCCAGCCTCGGGCGGCAGTGCCTGGATCGCGGCATCGCTACGCGCAGAGACCATCAGCGCGGTGGTCAGCGGCCGCAGCTGCAGCCGCACGCCAGGTAG